TCTATAATGTTATTTAAACGTACGCCATTGTCAACTCCTACTGTTGCATCTAATGGTAATAATTCTACTGGTGGATTGCAAGCATTTATATATAATACATTTAATTTGTCCACAATATCAGCCATTTGCGAACCTAAACTTGCTATATTGTCAGCATTTTTTTTGACAGTTTCTGTAGTTCTTCCTGTACCTGCAAGAGCGTTAAAATCTTGTTTGGTTGCAACAATTATATTGGGATCTACTTTAAGTTCGATAGTTCCAGAATTAGATACTTCTAATATTGTTTTTATAGTTAAATCTTTTGTTGAACCTGTCTCGCTTGTAGGCTTGTAAGTCTCTGGATATTTTCCTATCGCTATCATAGTTCCTGTATCATCAAAAATTCCAACTTCACGTATCATAAATCCGCCAACGTCTGCTGGTATCGATACAGCTATTATTATCCAATTTGGATTGCTAGGGTCTGTACTTATACTTGTTATAGGTCCACTCCAAACTGTATGAACTAAATCTGTTTTAGATTCCGTAGGCTCATAATAATTCCCATTACCATCTCCTACCTTCAATGTATTAAAATTAACTTTTGTTCCAAAAGCCGTTGCATTTGCTATTTTTGCTTTTCCTGCTGTTGTTATTAGTGTATAAAATTGTTGATCTGCCATTTAAATATCCTCCTTTGGATATACTGTTGTTGTCTCTGCATTTACTGCAGGAGTAGAGTTTATGTTTATAACTCCTATTGTTTCAATTTCTTCATTATTCCATGGATAAACCGTAATAGTTTCTCCAGATAATGCTATAGCTCCAAAATATAAATTCATTTTTGAGGTAGATATTAATTTATAAACTATTGGTAAATGTGCAGGCTTGACATCTTCTATTGCTTTATATATATTTTCTAAATCTTTAGGTAGCCCATTTTCACCAACGAATTGCACTTGTATTTTCCCATTTGCGAAAGATACTTTACAATCTCCGTTTTTCCAACTATTAGCTATATTTTGTAATAAATAAATATTAGATTTACCGTTGCTCCTCCATTTAGCCATTAATTGAGAACGTCTATCTTCAATTGAATTATTAGGATTAGTTTTATAATTTAATAAAGCCTCCATTATGGGTATACCCCATGTCATTTTAGTAAAATCGTATTGATCTAGTATGTCTTGTATATTGGCTGTTAAATTGTCTAAATCTAAGCCTACAGAATTGAATAGCGCATTTATGTATGGGTCATTTCTATAAAGCTTGTGCAAGTTATTTATTAAGTTTTCCTTAAACATCTGTAATGTTCACCTGCCCCAATACTGGTATTTCACAATCAGCATTTGATAAGTTTAAAGGAATATTTGTGTTAGCTCCATTAATAGAAAGTGAGTTATAGTCCAAAACCCCAGGTGCATTCAATATAAGGTTTCCTACTTTAGCATAAGATATATAATTGTTTACTTGGTCTAATGCTATACTAGAAAAATATCCATTTATATAGTCCATTATATTTTGTTTTACTTCATCATCTGTATAATTGCTATCCTTAGATATTAACACAGATATATCTATAGTTTTTGATGTCGGGGCAGCTACTGTGCAATATGCCCCTATCGGTGCTTGACCATATCCACCACCCCAAGTGCTCCAATTTCCGTTACTATCTTGTAAACCTTTTGGGTCTACGTATTGCTGTACTTCATCAATTAAGCTTTGCTCTGGTAATTGTTTATTACTGTCTACAATTACAACTTTTACGGTATTGTCTCCATTCCATAAAGAAAATACTAAGGCTTTGCCTACACCAATATATTCTTCAGCCCATTGTTTGTAATGATCTCTGTTGCCACTAATTGTTGGCTCTCGTAACGCTTGATAATATCTACTTCTTAAATCATTGTCAGATTCCTCGCCAAATCCATTACTTACGGCTTGAGTGTTTGTTATAGAAGTTATAATTATGTTTGATAGAGTTACTGGTATTTCCGTAATTGTCCCAGCAGGTACATTCCCTATAACACCCATTTGAGTGCATATTACATGTACCTGCCCTGTTCCATTTATGTTTACATTTTCTGTAGCACTGAACTGTATATTATTGCCTGTAGAAAATAAATCTCCTATGCTTATACTTCCATTACCTTGTATATCTAATACTGTAGAAGAATATCCTCCACTCTTTCTCTCAATTCCTTTTCTTTGATATACATATTTTGCAAGCTGGTCTCCTGTTAAATTGTCAACGTCAATCATAGATATTATATTATCCAATACTTTATATATAGCATTTTCATCTATTGCACTTGACCTTAATACATCATACATAAGGTTGCCAGGAGTTTTTTCATATTTATTATCTACGTTAGACAATAGTCTTGCTAAAATAGCATCTATTGTTTGATCTTCATACATTTATTCCACTTCCTTATTGAGTAAAACTATATTCTTGATCTTCTAATATAGTCCCATTGATTAAATAAACGTCAAAATTTACATTTAAAATGTTTTTATCATATGTTTCAGTGAAATTAGTTACATCCTTTATATACCTATTTTGTTTTAAAGCTGTACTTATTTCTTCTTCAACTCTGCCTATTTTATATTCATTTCTTTTTAATCCTAATAATGGCTGTGCATTTACTCCAAAGCCAGTAAAATAGTATGATTTATATTCTTCAAATTGAGTTTTAAGGCATAAAATAATCCACTGTTTTATAGCATCTACAGTGGAGAGTTCTACTAATTTACCATCTTTAATTACAAACTCATTTTTATCAAAATCAAATTTAAAGTTCAATCCATATGGTTCTACTGTATTTGCACTATCTACAATATTATTAACATCTGTTGCTACACTACTTGTTGTATCTGTAAATTCGTAAGGAATATTAGGCAACATTTGTATATCTATAGTATCGGCCATATTATCCACCTACCTTTTCTATAGCGTATAAATGCTGATTACTCTCATCTGCAACACATATAACTTTGTCATTTATTTTTAATCCTTCGTGTTTAGCTGTCCCATTGCCATTAGAAGTAGTAACTGGCATTGTATATTCTGTGCAAGCCTTAGAAATAGTTAAAATACTGCCACTAAATACGCCAGCACCACCATAAATACTTATCGTTAATGGGGAAATAGAAGTAACGGTGCCAATAGTAGCACCAATGTAGTCCGGATTTTCTCTGTTTTTAAAATCCATTGCCATTCCTGTGTCCCACTTTGTCATAAGATCACCCCTATAATACTCTTATAATTTTATTGCAATTTTGGCTATAGTACCCACTGAATTGAGATATCTTAACTACATCTCCTGTATGCGGTGCATGTATGAAATGATCTCCGTCTATAAGTATGCCAACATGTTCTCCTTTAAAGAAAAATACTATATCGCCTTTCGTCGCATTTCCCTTTGATATACTTTTTCCTTGATTCTCCATTGTATAAGTGTAAGCTGTCAAATTAACTCCAACACTGTTCTTAAATACATAACTTACAAATCCAGAACAATCAAATCCACTTGGAGTTTTACCTCCCCATACATATTTAACACCAAGAAATTTCTGTGCATAAGCCACAACTTTATCTGCTTTGCTGGAACTGCTTGAAGAATTTATGGTTAATGCAGAACTAGAAGATATTGCTGTATCTGCTCCAGAATTAACACTGCAATCTAAAGTTACCTGTATTGTATGGCAATATCCAGCTAAGGAATGTTGAGCACTCTTAATTTTGTAAGTACCGTTTATTCCATATTCTTTTATAACCAACGGCAACATTCGTCCAGCTTTAACTTGCCAACACCCTCCTGCGTCTACTATATTTATTGATATTTCCAAAGATACACTGTCGTGTGCCTTAAGCCAGTTCTTAGCCTGCTCTACAGCTTGACTTGTAGTAGCATTTTCTACAGTTAGAAGATAACTTAATAATCCAAATGTCTGTATGTTCTTGCTATCTATAAGTCTTGCAATTTCTTTTGTGTCTGTGTCAGAATTAGAAGTTACAACAACCGCATTGTTCATGTCTTCTATACTTCTAGTAACAGATAAATCATCTTGTAGTTTGTACTTAACATCTGTTAATTTTAAAGCACTACATTTCTGAATATATAATTGGTACTTATGTACCTCCATTACATAATCTGTGCCCAGTTCTGGACATAATGAAAGGATTTCCTTTATAATATCTGTTGGCGTTTTATTCTTCCAAAAACGTGTTATATTTGTTTTTAGAGTAGCTCCATACATAGACATTCCATAAGGCTTAATAAGTTGATTTATCGCTGCTTGTCCTGAAACTTTATTAGCTTGATACATTACAGTGTTTTTATTTAAATAGAATCCATAGTCTTGTACAGTATAGCTATTGTATTGTTTCTTGTTGACTTTTTGAGTGATAACTCCTTGAAATACTATATTGTAGTTCGTAGAATTAGAACCATACCTTAATTCTATATGGCTCCTGCCTTCTGCTAAATCTAGTACACTGTCAAAGGTTAATGTAGTACATATGGAGTCTATATCGCTTGTCCACTGCATATTATTGGACTTAGGAATTATGTTCTCTAATTTATTATTTAGATTCTCTCCTATAATATAATTTGTCATTAAGTACCACATATAATCACCTCAAAAAGTGGAAATAATCATTTAACATATCTAGTGTTTCTTTTATCTGTTCTTTTTCTGTTTGGACCATTTGTTGCATTGCTAAATTCTTCATAGTAGATTCTGTAGAATATTGTTTAAAATCAACTTTATAATTTATATCTTTATTCTTTTCCTCATACCAGTTCATTCCTTCAACAGTAACAAGCCAGCTTAGTATATTGCTCCTATCAGGTCTTGACATTACACATCTTAAAGGCTTGTGTGATGTTGCTTCTGCACTCCATAGATTTATAAGCGTATATGGATTAATTTGACTTCTTGCATAGTTGTATTTCCCTGCATATTCAGGAAGTATGCCGGATAAACTAAACGTAACAAGACTTGGGTTTCCTAATACATTAACATTTAGTCCATCACCCCACACTTTAAATTCCTGATTGTCAAAAGTTTTCGCAAGTTCTGGCATATTTGTAGGAGGAAATGGCACTTGTATAATTTGATTTTCTTCCATGTCTGAAAAATATATATCATAAGCCATTATAATTTCCTCCTTGCGTCAGTTATTTTCTTGTAAATATACTCGCCTAAAGATTCGGCGTATTCATTATTTCCTACCATATTCCCTTGGACTGTTACAAATACAGATACTTGAGGGTTACCATTATTTCCTAACATAGCTTTAGTTTGCGCGTTATTTAAAACTTTTTCTCCACCTTTAAATTTCCTGAATTGTCTACCTACAATTAACTCCATACCATTTTCTGCTACTTGTGCAACCCCTTTATCTGCATAGTCGGTTCCAGTTGCATAGCCTTTATATCCTACACCTGTCATTAATCCAGGTATGTTATAAATAGAGTGCCATGCACTCATTATGTGTTTTATGCCTGCAACTGCATTTTGTATAGGATTAGTTATTCCAACATTTGTTCCCATCATGTCCTGATAGGTACTAGGTAATAATTGTAATAATCCTGTGGCATGTTCATTCCCTACACCAATGCTATTAACTAGACTAGGATTTCCTGTCCCTAATGTGCCAGGATTACCACTTTCTCTACTAGTTAACATCTCTAATGCAGGGAGCCAACTCATAGGTGCACCAGCTATTCCGAGTGCAGCAGTTAACCAGCCAGTTATGTCTCCACCACTAACAATACCTTTTGCAAAGCTAACTACTCCGCCGAATATTTTTCCAGTTAAGGATTTTAGCATATCTTTACCATTAGTAATACCATTAGTAAGCCCTTGTACTAAATATCCACCAATTTTAAACATCTCCTTAGAAGGGGATGCTATTCCAAATACATGTTTAATTGCGTGTAATAATTTGCTTCCTAAACTTGTCGCAGATTTAACAACACTGTCTACTTTATTGTCTATGCCTTGTTTCAAATTACTTATTATGTCTTGGCCCCATTGGAGAGCATTTTTAGGTAAATTCTTAAAGAAATTCACAAATGTAACAAACTTACCTTTTATCCACCCACCAATACCGCTTATAACAGCCCATGCTCCATTTTTAAATGAAACAAACATGTTATATCCATGCTGATATAGTCTTCCAGGAAGAGTTGAAAACCAAACTACCATAGAGTTAAAATGTGTTACTATCCATGTAACTGTTCCTCCTACAACAAACTTTATACTAGCCCAAATAGCGTTTATTGCATTTCTAAACCAAGCATTTTTATTGTATAAAACTACAAGCACTCCAACCAAACTTAATATTACAGTAATAATCCTTATTATAGGATTGGCATTCATAACAAAATTCAATATTCTCTGTGCTGTTGCTGCTATCCTCTGTGCTGCCGCTACGGCTAAAGTTGCCCCTTTAAATATAAGTGCTCTTGCGGCATTAATAATAAAGATTGCTCCTTGCTTTGCAACATTTCCTGTCATTATTGCTATATTCTTTGCTGCTGTAAGTGCATTCTTACCAACGCTTAACATGTTAGAGCCTAATGTTCTTATAAGTCCTGCTCCTTTAGAAATTCCAGCCATTGCTGACCTTGCAATAAAAGTTCCTATATTTCTTGCTGCTGTTAAGGCATTTCTTCCTACAGAAAGTAAATTTGAACCTAATTTTTGTATTAATCCTGCTCCTTTACTAAATCCAGTACCAATACCACTTCCTACTTTTTTAATTCCATCCATAGCATACATACCTGCTATCCTTAAAGTGTCAAATTTATCTTTGGCTTTATCTATGAAATTAAAAATATGGCTTACAGTATTAAATTTCTTAATCGCACCCAATAATAGTAATGAAGATGTGGCACTTATCAATAATCCTCCGTGCATTTGATTAAAAAATTTATCAAAAAATTCTTTTACTGTTGACCAGTTTTTTATAATTAAATATGCTACTCCGCTTATAATAGCAAGAGCTCCAACAAACATCATTGCTCTTGGTGACATTTTAAATATAGTTTCAAATAATGCTTCACCTTTTGATACTTTTTTAGCTCCATTTACGGCTTTTATAATATCATTCATACCATTTTTTATTTCAAATACTTTTCGTGCTATATTTACTCCAACAAAAACTCCCGCGAGTGCAGAACCAAAAGCTTTTATCCCATTAACATGATTAGTAGCAAAATCCACAAGTTGTTTTATTCTATATATAACTTCATTTATTCCTATTTTAACTTTTTCTAATGTATCAGTATTTACGCCAGAAAACAAATCTTTAAATAATTTAGATATTCCTGCGGCATTAGCAAAATTCTTTAAGCTCCTTCCTAGTGCTTCTAATGGTTCTTTCGTGGATTTTGCTATGTCTGCTATGGATTTAAATGCATTTGTAGCTATAGTGCCAATTGATTTCATAGATCCACTATTAAACGCATTAAGTATTTTATTTAAAGGTGGTAATGCGTATGTCCCTATACTAGCCCCTAATTGTTGTAAATTAACCTTTGCTAATCTAACCTGGTTTGCAAAGGTATTTTGAGTCCTTGTAAAATCACCCTGCTTATCTTTTGTAACTGACATTAAATATTGGTATCTTAACATTGTTTGCTGAGCTTGTGACATTTCATTCCAAGATGTTTTTATTCCTTTAGCCAAGGCATAATGAGACAAATTTGTTACATCCATGTTTATACCTAGTTGTTTAAGTGGTTCTGTTTCCAATTATGTTATCATAAAGGCTTTTTATCCTTTATTTCTGGAGGTTTCCCTCATTGATTATCGGTATGTTAATTTTCAGATTATACTATATATAATCGTGTCGAATACTCTTGGAGAGATTATATTTATTCACTCTCTACGCTCTACGGTGTTTTATAGCATTTCATAATCTATAAGCTTACCTCGATATTAGCGTATTAATTAATTACATTATAAAAGAGTGCTATGGTATCAAGCACTCTGCATTTTCTTTTTATTTAATTTTAAATAATCTTCATAATAGATCCATTTGTAACTGCCTGCGTGTTTTCTTTCTCCTCTGCAAACTAATGCTATATGTGAACGCTGAGCATTAGTTTTATTTGCTGCTTCTGTTACAGTATCCTATATTTATATTATACCATATTTTATATAATTAATTAACTTAGCTTTCACCGATTTTACTCGACCTTCTATGCTATATTTCTATAGCGAGGGGCAAAACATTTACCCGATATACCACTTCTAATTTTTTCAAAAGCATCTTCTATAGGCAAATTATCAAAGCTCGCAATATCACCAGCGAGGCCAGATAAATTTTCAGACATTTTAATTAATGAATTCCCCGTTATACCAGAACTTTTCATCATGGCGCCTAAATATCCCGTGAATTGTTTAGCTTGAAGTGTAGATAATCCAAATGAATTTAATGCTGTTTTAGACCATGCATTTATTTGTTTGGCGCCTCCACCAAATGTTTCATCAACTACATTTTGAATTTCGACAAGATCACTTGCTAATGATATTGATTGTTTTGCAGCAGCCGCAAGACCTAACCCTCCAGTAAATAAAGCAATTTTGGAAGCAGTGCTAGAGAATATATTTTTCGTACTACTTCCAAATTTGTTCATGCTATTACTCATATGAGTAATTTGATTTTCAAATCTTTTTATTGATCCTATATTTTTATCACTAAATATTTTAGTAGTTGCAGTTGCTTCTTTAACAACTTTTTGAAAAGAATTTGTTGATTCTGCCATTTTACGCATAGGAGATGTCCATCTATCTACCAGATTTAAAATTGTAGAAATATTTTTAGCCATATTTACCTCCTCTCTTATTTTGTAAAAGAAAAAACTCATAATTCCGGTAAATTATGAGTTTTAAAAATCATATTTAATTATTGCCTTTAATATGCTTAATTATTTGGATATAATATTTTATAGTTTTCAGGCGAAAGATTCTGTCTTATTGAAGATGCAGAACTAGTTCTATAACTGCCTTGTAGTTTTATTAACTGTTCAGGAACTATATTTCCAAAATCATTAACTTTTTGTAATTCGCTTTGATCAAAAGTTAAACCTATGCCTGTCCCTGTGTTATTATTTCCATATTTATCAGTAAATTTAGCCATTATATTTACGTGAATAATTTTGAATTTCTTAAATTCTTTATTTTTATAGATCTTGTTTAACCCTTGTATTACATCATTTAATCCGGTTATTACAAAAGCATCTTCGCTAAAATTATCGCCAGTAAACTGTATAGTTAGTTCATCACCATTTTTTATTATCTTGCCATCTTTAAAATTTTCGGCCACTAAAGATTCTAATGTCTTAGGTTTTGGAGCCACTGTTTTTTTAGTTTGTTTTGTAGATGTAGCCTTTGATGGGCTTTCCTTATCCGAACTACCACACCCAACAAAAGAAAATACAAATATACCAATTGCAAATATACATAATACTTTTTTTAACATTATTTATCCCCCTTTTCTCTATAATACCAAAAGAGGGAATATATTTCTAGTACGCCTTTATAATATAATGTCCTTAATACTAAGGTTATATTTTTTTAATATTCTATCG